GTCTGTTACGAGGTTCGTTATCATAAACCCAAATATAATCGCTCCAACCAAGCGACCTAATATTAACGTCAGACCCAGCCATCGCAACGGAATTGCCCAAGAAGAGCGAGTCGATTGGTCCTTCGACAATGTAGATTGGTTTTTCATAATGAATGCGGTCGATACCGAATAGTTTTGGTTTGCCCTCGTTAAAGATGATAGTTATATAACGTAACTTCGACACAGGATCTAAAGATCTTCCTTGTAACCCGAACATTTTACCATCCTCATCCTTAAGAGGGATGATGATTCGGGGTTGATCATTCTTCAAACTATCGAAGGTTTGTTTTACCGAGTTTACATACTGTTTGAAGTGATCAGCGTAATACAAATGTTCCAATTTATCGATTGGAATCTTACGTTGCTCAAGATATTCACGTGCTGGATGTTCTTTATTTAGCGATGCAATATTTGGGAGGTTAATGCTAGTTTTAAACTTTGGTTTTGATGTTTTGATTATAGGATTTGGTGCCCTCCTATGCTTACCTGTTAGTCCTTCTTTATATCTTTCCAACACAAACTCATCAAACAAATCACGTGCGTGATCTTTGAGGAAGTTACCTAGTGTTCTACCAACACCACAGTTATGACACTTGTATATTAAATCGTTCTGCTTGAGAAAAAAATACCCCCGTGCCTTACTCTTGTGCTTCTCTGAGTCACCACAGTAAGGACAACGGAAGTTGTATAGTCCTGATTTCTTTTCTTTGAATTTATCAAGTCGTCCACCTACTAGGCGAGCGTACTTGATGTCAATGTAACTCACATAATCATATCGCCTGAATTTACTATAGGTGGTGGAGGAGTTTCTGTCAAGTTCCTGAGGACCGATTGTCCGATTGGACTAACGATGACAGATATAATAGAAAGAGCACCAAAAATAGACCACATCTTCTTTTCCATCGTGCGAAGACGGTCATCGACCTTTCGTATGTCTCGTTCACATCCTTTCTTGATCTCATCTGATCTCCTGTTAATCTCTCTATGTACTGACTCTATCTTTTCAAAGAGTACAGCATCAATTCTATCCTGTTTATCTAACTTCTCATTATGAACAGCAAGTAACTCCCCCATCTTAGAAGAGTTCTCGGAGAGTTTATCAACGACCTTTTCCAGTCGCTCCAGTATTGCTCCATTTATATCTGACATTACATTGCTGCCCTACGCTTATCCCAGTAGTACTTCAATACATCAGCAGGGTATACCCTAGTAATTGTTAAATGCTTTAGTTTCTCTGGTCTGTATATCTTTCTGAGTTCAATCTTTACCTCAGCAGGTGACTTACCATAGTATATAAACTCCATACATCCAGGACAGGTAGGACTATCACACCTGACTTTGAATGGTAAGTACCGTGGGTTACCAGATGATGCAGCATCATCAGGTTGTCTTCCCTCTTTTACATTACTCTTAACACGACAGTCAATTTCATTCACACCATCTTTACTCTTCTTACACTTATACTTAAGTGCTTTCTTTGCTCCCTTGCCACTAGGTTGTTTCTGTGTACCACCTAAAGGTTGGTCTAGTCCTGCAACAGGACCATTGTTATCAGCATCATTACTAAAACCTGCAGGATCTGAACCTGCACTCATTGTAGGAGCATCCTCCTTCAACTTTTTATTCTTAATGTGAGCAATGTAGGTAGGACTCTTTACCTTTACCTTACCACCTGCTCTTCTAGTTGCCTTATTACCTTCACCTCTGTCTGAATCTTCCCAGTCACCTCCACCTCCAGTAGCTTTCTTAGAGTAACCTTTACCACCTAGTCTCTCTAGTATGGCATTGTCAATTCCTTCCTTTACTTTCTCAGGCAATCCTTTGTGCTTAGTACCTGCAAACTCACGTGCAACCTTTCTACTCACACCTTCCTTCTTCCTCTCGTCTGGGTTAGACAGGAGGTAACCAAAGAATCTTTGTTGTGCTTTTGACTTAGCTGGCATTATATTTCAGATAATTGTTTGCTTACTACAGGATCAATCTCTACATAATCTAACGTCCCGCAACCGCTTTCAGGATACCTATTGATGTACACCAGATAGGTTTTCAGAATATCCCAGTACTGTTTCTCTAATTTATAAACAAGTAGGGGGATAGCTGCCTCACCAAATACATTAAAAAGTACTATAAGATGATTCAATATCAGATGATTACGTAACACCCCAGTCTTAACATACCTTCCAAAGAGTCTTTTGAGATACTTAAACCTCATCATATCTTCAAGGAAGTCATCGTATGTCACAGACTGGGGGTTGTCGTAATGCTTCATTGCGAAGAACAAGAAGTTCTCCGCATTGAGATTACTAAAATTCATACCAAATTAAATAAAATTAAGTTCCAAATGTTAGAGTCGCTGCTCCATCAGTATACTTAGTCTCAGCACCCTTACTGGTGTTAAGAACGCAACGATACTTGTAACCATCTAGTGCATCACTAGCAAGACCACTGTAAGCAAGTGTTGCTGTAGTAAAGTCTGCGTATGTGATACCAGTATCTAGTCCACCAGCACCACCAACGATATCTACCCAACGAGTAGTAGCGTTCTTGGTCTGACGTTGCCACTTGTAAACTTTAGTACCAGACTGATCCACTGTGAATGCAGCAACGAATGTTCCAGCACCACTAGAAGAAGTAGAGTTAGCAGGTTGTGTACCGACTGTGATTGTCTCGTTGACATCAGCGTCAATAGTATCCTGAGCAAAGTCACCTGCTGTACCAGCAGCAACCTTGAGGGGAACTAAACACTCTGCCTTGTGACGTTCAGTACCATTATGTGTTTGATAAGTTTGATACAACCACCAACCAGGTCCAGTGATACCACGAGTTTTGTTTGATGCGATACCATCTTCAGATGTATCAACAAAAACTAAATCATAGTTTGTATTACTGTCACCACCTTTGATGACATATTCTGCGACTGCTTTAGGAGGTGTTCTCCTTATAACGGATGCAGCAGCAACTGTTGCTGTGCTTCCTGCATAATTCTTGTGCAATTCTATTGCAGTAGTGCTAGTTACTTGCTTAACAATATAGTTTACACTACTAATGTTTAGCACATCACCTACAACTACAGAGTCCCCAGCATTTTTAGTTACTGTAGCGTCGCCATTAACGACCCCTATAGTATTACTAAAGGCTGCAGCATCTATTTTTCCGTGGACTGCCATTGGTATCTCCAGAGATTTGTACTGTTCTATGTTTTATTTATATGCTACTAAGATTCGAGTAGTGCCTTAGCGACTGCAGCAACGAGTTCATCGTCAACCTTATTCTCGGTCTTAGCAGCTGCTTTTTTAAGCAACTTAATTACAAAGTCTTTGATAACAGAATCCAGATCTTCTGGTATTCTATCAACAGCCTTGTTAATGATGCTAATAGCAATGGGCATTAAGAAGTTAATCATAACTCTAGTCAATTATCTAGAAGTATATATGATCAATCGGACTTAAATTTGCCATCCTTAACGTAACCCCACTTGCCACCTGATAGAGCACGTACTCCTTTCTTCTTATCTACACGTGCTTTCTTCTTCTCGTCTGCTTTTTTCTGATCTAATTCAGCCTTAAACTTTCTCCAATCCTTACCGACCTTCTTCTTACCGTGCACCATCCTTAATTTCTGCTCGGTATTCTTATCCTCGTTATCTTGTATCCTCTTCTTTGATTTAGCATCAGAGAACTGTGCTAATACACGCTCATCAAATTGAGCCATAGGACCTAAGTCATCTGGTAACCAACTCATTGTACTCTCTTGCCTCCTCTGTATTTTCTCCTTGAGTGTAGCACAGCTTTGTCCCCATATTTTTTCTTGAGGTCACTTATTACACTGTCCAATGCCTTGTCAGAGTTCTTCTTCTTGGTCATCTTATCGTTACCACTGTGCTTTCCACCACCTGATGATGGTCTAGGTCTGTCATTAGATCTCCACCCAGTACCATACTTCTCAAGTTGTTTGTCTCTCCAGTGATCGTAACCTTCTTCACCTATCACATCACCTTCAGGTGTGTGACTTGCTGCTAGTGCTGCATAAGGAACTGCTTTTCTATTCTTAATCTTCCTATCATTGACCGCCTTTTTATGACGGTCAACTCCCTTTTTTACAGAATCAACAACACCTTCTTTTACTTCTTTCTTCTTCTTATCTTTGTCAGCGTGATACTTACGGAACGCAGGTAGTGGTGAGTCCTTTGCGTCTCCACCCTTACTAATACGTTTCTTCTCTAGTCTTGCAAGTATATCTGCAATGTCTTTAGACTCTTTAGTAACTGCAGTAGTCTTCTTAGCAACTGGTTTCTTATTTCCACCTGTTAATTTATCAATTTTTTGACCTATAGAACCACCAGTTCTTGTGCCAGCTATATCACCAGCAACTCCTCCTGCTATTCCACCTGCTATTCCACCTGCAGCAGTACCTGCAACAGGTACGACACTACCTGCAGCACCTGCAGCTGCAGCACCACCTATACTGCCACCAATACTTCCACCAATTCCACCTACAACTCTACCTGCTTTTTCAAATTTACCTGGTTTTTCAGACTTTTTATAAGTTAATCCACCTGCAGTAGCAAGACCTTCGTTAGTTTCTTGCTTGTGTGGAAGACTTAAATTCTTTGCGTGACGTTCACCTGCTTTACCAGCTCTTTCTTTAGCACCTTTAAGTGCTCCTTTACCATATTCAACAGCAGTTTCTTTAGCAGCTTGTCCTGCAGCTTTACCTGCTTTCTTTACAGCGTAACCACCTTGTTTACCACCAACTTTTATTCCTTGACGAACAGCCCACCTACCACCTTGTTTAATACCTTGAGATATAGCTGTACTAACTCCAGGAGCTTCAGTTAATTCTACCTCTTCCTTTACCTTCTTCTTTGATGTACCAGCTAACTTGTTACCTGCAACAGCACCTGCTACACCGCCTGCAGTACCACCAATTACTTTACCTACCTGTTTACCAACTGCACCACCAACAATAGGAACCGTTGCTCTACCTACTGCTTGACCAACTGCACCACCAGCTGCACGACCAGCTGTGGAACCTACTGCATATCCTGCACCAGAACCAACTGCCTTACGAACCTTATCACCTTTCTTTGCAGTCGCTGCTCCAGCAGTTCCAGCTATAGTTGTTCCTACAAATTCTTTAATGTTCTTTCTGTTTGAATGATGTGATGGATCACCAAATGCAGGGTTGTTTCTATACTCTGGTTTCTGTTTCTTCTTTTCTGCTTCTAATTTCTTTGCTTTAGCATCAAGGTATGCTTTCATAACACCCTTTGCTTTACCATCTCCTTTATAAAGACCGTAAGATGTTCCTTCCACCTTGTATGCAGGTACTTTAGCACCCTTTACACCACGACGTGCTTTGTGCTCTTCCCTACGTTTGTCAATCGTCTTACCCCTCTTATTCTCAGAGTCAAAGAATGCTGGTTCACCGTGACCTGGACCCATTCTTCTATAATTTCTGATAGATGCCTTACCATAATCAGAACGACCTTTATCTACCTTAGCCTCTGACATATTGGCTTCAGGTGCACTAGAGTTGGGGTCACCAATCTCACTGTTTTCTTTTCTGTACTTAACAGACTTAACTTTAAGTGCAGACTTACGATCTAACTTTGCTTGTGCTATAGCATCAGCTTGCTTCTTGTTAGCAACAGCTTCATTAAAGGCTTTAAAACTTTTCATTAGTGAGCGTGCTCCATCTCTACTAGTACTTCGAAGTCCTCAATAGATACGTCCTCATAAAGGTTACCTGACTCATCCTTGAGGTCATAATGAAATACTTTATAAGATCCATCCTCTTGCTCCACTAGATCGTGAGCACCAGGAATGGTCTCGCATACACCGAACTCTTTATGTTCGACATACTTAGCACAAAGGTGCTTGGGTGTTTTACCTGTGACACTTTTAGTTATCTTCTTCCTTTTGTTTAGAAGATATGTGTCAGAGTTGTCCTTGTCACCATCGTTATCGATGTCCTTGTCTTCCTTCCCTACAGGATCGAGCTTCTTCTTAGCTGCTTCACGCAGACTGTCAACTTCACTACGAAGTAATCTCTTAATGTCTTCTTTCATTAGATCGTCCTTTTTGGGGTTAACAATTACGGTGGTTTTTCTACCCTTCACCTTTTTAGCCATAGTTATTTACCAAAGTTAGGGAAATGTTTTTTGAATAAAGCAGATGCTTCTTTGTGCTTACCTTTGTTTGTAAGATCTTTGGTTTGCTTAAGAACATCAGACTTCTTCTTTTGCTCAGGAGTCTTCTCTTCTTCTAAATCCCAACCAAGTCTCTCTCTCCAAGAGTTAGCATTAGCATCTAGTGATCTCTTATCGTGAGCAGCAGTTTCTTGCATCGCAAGTATCTGACGAACACGTTGTACTTTGTTTTCCATAGTGGAGTCTTCTCCAAGTTTCCTTGCTAGTTTATCGGAACCCTTAGAAACAGCACGTGAGGTTTTACCCACGACCTTTTTGAGACCTCTACCTATCGCACCTACAGCACGACGTAATAGAGATTTTTTCTTGGGTTTTGTTTCACCAGAACCACCGCCACCACCTGTTGTTGTGGTTGTTGTGGTTGTAGAAGAAGTCTTCGCTAAGTTTGAAGTGGGAGTATCAGATCCTGAAGATCCAGATCCTGAAGAAGAAGAAGCAACTGCCTTCTTCGCACCACTACCTTTAAGACCACGCTCTCTACCTTTAGAGAACTCTCTCTTAGTAGTTGAAGCCGCACGTTGTGCTAAACCAGTAGCATAACCCGCACCTTTAACTGCACCTTTAGCTACTGATTTAGCACCAGACTTAACGGCTGATCCTACTCTCTTAGCAGCATTGCCAAGACGAGCCATACGGCTAGGTTTATCTGACTTAGCAGGTTTAGATCCCTGTTTATCTGATAAACGCTTCTTAGCAATTGCACCAGCATCACGTGCAGGCTTTTCCTTTTGAGGTTTCTGCACTGCAACATTAGGGAATGCTGAATGCTTTGATGGTGCTTCTGTTAATAACTCTAGATCTTCAAAGGAATCTAAAGCCTCAGTAATTAATTCTTCGGAGTCTAGTTCGCTTAGTGCTTCGAGGATAACATTCTCCAAATCCTCATCAGTCAACTCATCGAACTCATCACCTAATTCTTCTACGACATCAGCGATCCAGTCGGTCTCTTCTTTCTGTACAACATTAGTACCAGTACCTTCTAGTCCACCTTTGTATCCTACTTTCTTTGCATCGCCTTTTGCTTCAATAGACTTCATTGCAGGGGAAGTAGATCCCTCAGTCGATGGCTTCTCTTTGATCTTGTCAATCTTACCACTGGCAGCACTTGACTTAGCACTAATAGTGTTTGCATTGGAGGTCTCACCTAAAAAGATCTCTGCTATCTCCAACTTGGCACGTGACTTACAGTGCTCTTGAATATAACCATCCACAGCATCACCTTGAAAGTTATTCTTGGCATAAGATACTGTATAACGTACCGCTTGTACGTCTGAAGGATCATACTTCAGGAGTTTTGACGTAAGAGTTAAATCCATCTGACTAATTCTTTGTAATTACTATTTAGTAGGGGTTTGTTTTCGGAAATCGCTGAACTTCACTACACCTTGTCCTGGTGTTAGTGCTTGAACTGCCTTTCTGTACTCATCAGTACCGACTTTCCAAGTGTTACCTGATCCATCATCAGCAGAGAAGTTTGATTGATCATCTCTTTTGATTGAAGCATCTGCAACTTCTGTTAAACTAGTTAACCATACTTTAAATTCCCATCCGTGCTCATCTTTAAAGGTAGCGTAGTTAGTTCCACGTTGTACCACTTCACCACGGACACCAGTATCTGTATGCTCTACTAAAGTACCGATACTGAATACCTGCTCTGATATATATGCTTCACGCAAATCTTCTTGAGCAAGTTTAGGTGCAATCTTCCAGAGTTCTGTAACCTTTTTCTTCTTAGGTTCAGTTTCAATTGCTTCAACTTCTACCTCTGGTGGTAGACCCATTCCAATACGAACTTCTTTCATTAATTTCTTAGCGTCACTAAACCCTTTAGGTAACCCCTGTTCAAATGATTCAAGGTTTCCTTCAGCAGCAAACGCACGCATTTTAGATGCAGACATACCTTCGACACCTTCAGCATCGGGATCTCTCTGACCACCTGATACTACTTCGAGTTGTTCAAATTCGTATGCAACACCATTATATTTCTCAAGAAGTCCTTTGAATTCTGACACACGATCAGAACCAACAACCATAGTGACACCAGAATAACCCTCTTGATTGAGAGTAGACAGTACGTTAAAGATGTTTGACATATCAGCATCGTTAACGATGGCATCTGAATGTTCTTTAAACATCGATTGCATATACTGAATCTTTGTTTCTGGTTCTAGTGGATTAGATTTCCTATCCACTGTCCTACTAGGATAGATCCTGTAGTTATCAGCACCTTCAGATGCAACCTTATCTAAGAGTGCTTCGTGTCCAATAGTAGGAGGATTAAAACGACCAAATGTTAATGCGATATGTCCTAGACCTTCACCACCTTTCTCAGGAAGATGTGCATCTTCTGCTTCACCTTGTGCTGATCCTACAGTAGCTTGCTCTGCTTCTTTCTTATCTACAGCTACAAGACGCTCACCACCAACAGACTTAGCAACAATGTTCCCTGCCCTGTCAGCATAGTAACCGTGACCTGCGTGTGCAAGTCCTCTTTTAGCTGCAGCTTCACCTGCAACAGTACGTGCCTCAGATAAGAATTGACTTAACTTCATCGCAATATAATTGGTTGTCGTTTATTATTTATCACCCCCAGTTCTTCTCTATTGTGAAGTTGGCACGGGAAAATTCAACTCGGTCAACAAGTTTGAGTGCTTTTCCTGATTTTATTGCCACAAATCCTTCGGGAGAAGTAACCTTAAACCCTTTGTCAGTCTTGAGATAGGTACCTACGCTCTTTACTGCATTAAGTTTCTTAATAACTATATTTTTTGCGGATATTAGGTTCATATAGGATGCCACAGTCATATAAACTGCCCTTGCATTCTGCTTTAAAAACTTTTGTCCGTCTGTTTTTATCTTTTGATATTTCTTTTTAGTAGTAGGTTGTTTAACTGAATTAATTTGCTTATCTAATAGCGTGACATAGAACCCTTCAAATCCTGCTGCTACTTTTTGTACGTTAGTAATTGGTTTACCTGTTCTTACATAAGAGTTAAAGTACTGTTTGAATAGAGCAGAGAATAAAAACCTACCATCACCTGTGCCAGCAAGTATATCTAAGAACTTAGATGCTTGCTTCAATGATCCGTGTGTCTTATTGACCTGAGCATTGAAGGCAGTCTTCTCTTTTGGTGTGAATGTTGACTGTCCTGACACGTCCTTGAACGTAGCAGTACCTGAGAATACCTTAGCAGTCTTAGTAAAACTCCCACTAACATCACCCAATACTGCATTCATAGATGCCATATCAGAACCACTGTATTTTGTATGGAATACAATACCAAACTCTGCAGCATTAACTTCCTTATAGATATCAGATCCTTTCTCTACACAATAGGTAATAGTATTAGGTGTGAAAGCAATACAAGACTTACCATCTATTTGCTTCCTAACCTTATCACCATTACTGAATAACATATCACCCTGTAGTACACCCTTAATCTTAAGTGTACTTAGATATTTCAATGCTAGTTTTAATTTCTTTGCTAGTTCACCACTATAACCGTGGAATTCTATATCACTCTCAACATATATGATCTTAGGATTAGTCTTATTGAATACTGATTTAGTTCCCACAAAGAAATTATCATTCTCAGGATTGATACCACATACAATAGCAGGTGCTCCATCCCATTTAGTAGTGACAGTAATAGCACTCTTGGGTTCTGTCAACATCTTTCCTAGTTCTTTCAGGAAAGCAATAGCATTCTTACCACCCTTGGAACCTTGGTTTAGGATGTCATCTTCTAAGTGTTCGAGATGGGTGTTCTTAGTAGCCATATGCTTATGCGTCCTCTAGTAGTGTAACATTAGTTCTGCCTGACATCAAGGCTTTTGGGTAAATCCCCACACGTGCACCCTTATAAGACTTATCTAATACTGTAAATCCTCTGTCACCACGATAGGTAGCACCAAAAGTTGCTTGATAACCATCGTTACGTTTGAATGCATTGACACCACTACTATCATTCCAGACAGTATGTTCCCATTTTAAATCCCAACAGTTCTCTCTCTTCTTATCTTCTTTCAAGAGTGCATTACCTTGACCTAAGACGTGACAATTATTCTTACCATACTTTCCACCTGAATCAGGTCCAAATACTGCCATACGAATTAAATTATCATCCTTTACTGGTTTCATTGTTGGTACTTGTAACTTATTATCTGTCACATATGCAGCAGTCTGTTGTAAGAAGGTCTGTGTCTCTTCGTGATTTGCTATCTTTGCTCCTGCTGTCTTAGACAAACCACCATACTGTTGAAATGCTTTTGCACCACCTGTCTTCTTATGTGATATCCACATTATCTCTTTACCCTTCTGATCTACTATAGCAAAGTCTGCTTTAGGTGTACCCTTAATTGTTTTAACACCACAAGCATTACGAAACTCACCTACAGGTGTGCATAATGTTGCTGGACCTCTACACTTAAGCATCTCCTTCAGAAGTTTATCTAACTGTGTCATAGCAGCTTTCTCTGCTGACATAACATCAGTATTCTTTGCATCAGGTTTAACTATATGTTTTAACTGTACCCATCCATTCTTACCATCTACATTTACATTCCCACAGTATTTGGATCTACCACATTCAGATATCTTATTTGATACAAGTTTAACACGATCACCCTTCTTACAAGTACAGGTAATCTTCTTCTTTGCCCGTGGACTAAAGAGTACAGTATCTTGTAATAATGTTAGCTCGAGCTTATCGTACTCAGGATTCTCTAGGATGAGTCTCTTTCTAGCTGTGTCTGATTCAATTCCTTTATCTGCCACTAAAGTTGTACCAACCTGTCAAGATATATTTATCTTGTGAAGGGGATACAACTCCGTGATGTGGATGTGTCCAGTATGCTGGCCAGAATAATACATCACCACGGTTAGGTTTAAACTTTTCATTCTGTGTAGGGAATACTGTCTCTCCACCATCAGTAACAGTGTTTAGATATATCATCCAAGCAATAACTCTATACTCAGCATCACCATCTGATCCACCATCATTCTCACAATGCTCTTTAAAGTATCCTTCACCTGGTTTGTAATGTTGGATCTTAAAGTTAGGTGCTATTTGCCACGCTCCTATCTTATCTAAGAATGGAAACTCTTTGATGTATGCTTCACAAGTTTCTTTTAATACCCTAGCAACAGGTTTAAAAATGAACTGATCTATTAATAGATTTGATGAAAGAAATATCTCTGTACACTTCTTCTCATCTGGAGATACCCTCATAGAATCACCAAATCCTAGAAGACCTTCGACTTGTTTGTCTGGGTTCTGCTTAAAATAGTTAATTAAAAAGGTGCACTCGTGGGGTTCAAGTGCACCTAAGTTGTTATGAATGTAATTCATTACCAAGTTTTAGCGTGTGTGTTAACATCACCTTCTATATGATTATGTTCTATCTCATCAATGTGAAGATGTTCTAAATTGTCTGCAATTCTTTCAAGTGCAGTTGCAATTCTATCAAGATCAATTTGGTTCATAATAAAAAAGTTTTCTTATTTCTATTATAACACAATTTTATTTTTTCGCAATAAAATTTTTCTTTGTTGTACTACTTCTTGTTCTGTTTATTATTGATATAAATTTATCTGCTGCAAATGTTCCTGCAAGACACACATCTATCTCATCTCCATCTTGCCAATTGACATCACCATTCATTTTAGTGTGTTCAAATGCCTCTTGTATTTTGTCTATAATTTCTTGTGTTAATTTCATACTACTTCAAAAAATCCAGTAAATGTAATTCTATCTTCATCATTAAACCAATCTTCTTTTATATAAGAATTATGCCAAACATGACTAGGATATAATATCATACTATTATATGCAATATCTGCAATATATTCAAGTTTATATTGTTCATAATTGTCATCAATTAAAAACCAACTTTTATCTTTTCTAATATCTTTCTGTATACTCCAACAAGTTCTGAGATCTTCATAATCTAGTCTAGTAAAATCACATATTGATTTTTTATTATTAAAAGAATAAAAAGCAGTTTTAACTTTATCTGATTTTGTTAAATTAAGATTAAAAGCAATATCATTTAATGGATTTTCATTTTG